GCCTCCATCGACGTACCCATTTTATTTGCATTGTCAGCCATGTCAGTGATAGCCATGTCTGCTATCTTCGTGGCTTTAGCGGTGTCACCCTTTAATCCCTGCAGTAGCGACGCAGAAAAACTCGTAACAGTATCCATATACTGATTAGCTGATAACTGAGCTGTTTTGTATGCATTCTTGGCGTATTGGACCACCTCACCCGAATTCTTCTTGAAGAGTGTTTCCACACCACCGACAAGCTGCTCATACTCAGCGAATTGCTTAACAGCATATGTAGCAATACCTCCCAGTCCGACCATCGCGCCAGCTGCTAGTGACTTAAATTTAGAGAACGCTTCATCAGACCGTTTGCCAAACTCTGAAAATGCCTCACCAAAAGCCGCTTTAGATGATGCTAAAAAACTGCTCTTAAATTTAGAGCCAAAGTTATTACTGGCACCATCACCAGCGTCACCAAGAGCCTTTTTGACGTCATTAGACACTCCCTTTAGCGAGGGCTTAATTTGAATCCATGCTGTACCGATTGAAGTTGCCATAAAAAATGCGAATAAATAGTTTATTTATCCGCATTTGCCGCAAGCGTGGCGTTGTAATGATTATATTATATCATATGCTAAGGTTTTTGACAAAAGACCCCAACCAACCTGGCTTAGTTTTCAACGCGCCAGCAGTTCGCTTGTCAGCAGCCTTAATCATCACTCGTTGACGAAATGCCGTCGGCTCTGTCATAAGCTCAAAGTTGCCCTCAAAACCAAACTCCACCACAAATTGCGCTCTCACTGTATCCAGAATACGATTCATATTCTGCATCTGGATTTGCGCTATACCTGGATTGTTGCGAAGTATGTCCGCACCGCCAGATTTATCAAGAACAAAATCTACATTTGACATATCTACATAATATCACATAGTATATTGTTTTGCATTTTGAGTATACTATTGTTACAATAAATGCAAGTTTTAAGATAAAAGAGGATATTTATGTCTACAGAATTTCAAGAGAAAGCTTGCGAAAAAGCATTACGCGAATATCGCAAAAAATACTTAACAAAAAAGGAAAACCTCAATGCTGATGAATCGACGGCGCGATTGATGGTTAATAGTTTACTCAGCACTGTGCTTGGATACACGCTGATTGATGAAATAAAGACTGAGCACATGATACGCGGTACCTACGTTGACTATGTCGTACAATTAAATAAAAAGATTCATTTTATTGTTGAAGCCAAAGCAACTTCTATCGATCTAAATGAACGGCACTTAAAACAAGCGGTTGACTACGCCTCAAACGAAGGCGTTGACTGGGTCATTCTGACAAATGGTCGCTGCATTGAATTGCACCGTGTCATTTTTGAGAAGCCAATTCGCTCGCAGCGTATCTTCGCATATGACCTGACAAATCTGTCAACAATCCGCACTGCTGCTAAGCACTTAGTCAATCTTACTAAGAAATCTGTATTGAAAGGCGATTTGGACAAGTACTGGAAGCGATTTGACGCATTGACCGAAGACAATATGAGAAAAGCCATCAAGTCACCTGATGTAATTCGCAGTTTGCGCTTGTTTATTAAGAAAAAATCAACGATCAACTTCACCGACGCTGAAATTGCTAAAGCTCTTGATAAACTGATCAGCTAGTCCTGATATTGCGCGTTCGGGTTCAGATGTTGCCATAAATCTTTTAAGTCATCCTGTTCTTCCGCTTGCTGTTTCTTACGATCTTTATCAAGCTGTTTGCGCATTTCAGCAACATACTCTGGCTCAAACTTCTTCATAGCTTTAGCAGGCTTAGCAGTTTTGCGCTTATTCATATTATAAGTCAATGTTGTGAGTATATTCAGTTCTTGTAGTATTTGGCTCAATGTTTCGTCGCGCCATGTCCAACTCGCTGCTGGCACTAGCTTGCGAAAAATCCTGCTTTTTACTGGCAAATTCTCAAATAGCCTAGCATATCGCAAGAAACCGCTTCGACGTCCATCAGTATCCGGGCAAGCTTCTAATAAGTTCAGATGGTAATACTGTTGGAAATCAGCTTCAACTAGACTAAATTCTTCCACGAACGCCGCTGCGCTCGATTGCCAGCTTTTGGGAAGCATTCATCCACCTTCGCCGTAATCTCTAGTAGCGCTTTTTGCGAGAAGTAACCGTACTCCTTCTCGATATGAGCACGAATATCATCATAAACCTTATCACCGCCGATCAACGCCATATACATAGTCACTAGCTCAGAGATATTGCCAGTTCGGTGTGCTTCAGATAAGTCACTAATGAAATCAAAGTCATCCATTAGCTGCATATTGACATCAACCGTGTATCCATCCCAAAGTTCAACTGTCTTTTTTGGCTCGCTCGCCATATTATCCCTCCATAAGAATTACCTACTGCATATTATAACAAAAAAACGACTATTTTGCAAGTCGTTTTTCTGCGTGTACTCTTCCCGATCTCTAGGATTTCTTAGAGTAGTACTCCTTTACATACACCAGTTTACCAGCGGCGTCCGCAAACTTATACGCAGTCAGAGATACCGGCACAGTGATAGCATCTGAGTTGTTGAACGTCATGTCGCCAGAACGATCAGTAAACTGTGCGTCGCCTAGAATTTGACGGTGACGTCGGACCCCACCACTGTTCGTCTCGATAGTCTCGCAGACAAACACACCGTGAGGTAAGATTTCACCAGTGTCATCAATGGTGATTGCGCCATCAGTTTCAATCTTGACATTGCCCTTACCATAGCGGAACTGTAAGACTGATACGCGCGATGACTCTAGCAGGTTAAACGTAAAGTTACGTCCGTAGCTTGTCTGGTTGCGAGCGACAGTCTCAGGACCCCAGGCTTTAATGTCATCCCCCTCTTCTGCCGTCGTTGAGGTCAAACCATCTTCAGTCACATAACCCAGATTCACAAATTCGCTTGCGAGTGGTGTAGTGGCGTCAGTTGGTAGCGCCGTACCCAGAGGCGCCCAATATAGAGCGCCTTTCGGGTTAGGCAGACCGATCGCAATATTGCTCTTGTCGTTGCCCATATTACGCCGCCTTTACAACAGCAAACGCCTTAGTGTCCAAAATCTGGAAGCCAAACGGCAACTCCATGCGGATACCAATTTGGTTGTGTCCAGCCAAGTCTTTGCCTGTATTATCAAAGTCACCAGCAGTATGAACGCGCCATTCGGCTACTCCAGCGAAGCCGAGAAGCAATTGACTCCAGTCACCAAGCACCAGCTTAGTTTTATGATCACGTGCAACTTCTGGTGATGTTGCAGCAGGTTTTCCAGCCAACATATTACCACTCAAGCCGAACACACCCAATTCTGGATATTTCTTCTGGTTACCTTCAATAACTGTCGAGAGTAGCTTGGATGCATCACTTGAAATAGCCACACCGTTGATATTCTGCTCCGCCAGCTCTGTTACAGCCGTAGCAAAGTCTGTATCAAGAGTTGTCGCAGTAGTACCGGTTGTCGGAACTAGAATGCTTGAGCCAGCTTTAGTCATGTAGGTAGTTAGCTCAGTGTCAACTGTGCCAGTAGACGGATTCATACCATGTAGCACAATAGTATCCAGGTCTAACCCTAGAGACTTCGTCAGCCAGTTATCAACTAAACGGCTAATAAAGTCAGCCTGTTTTGCTTCTGTCCAACGCATAAACTCTTCAGTGACGCGCTGCGAATAGACCAACTTCGCTGTCGTGAACGGCTTAGATACTACCTTGCGTCCGTTGTCAGGCTTCGCGCCGCCTTCATGGACAAGCGCACCGCGAGCGCGACCTTCCATCACAAACGGCTTGTTCTCGCCGATGTTAATAGTTGGTGTTTCAGGAACTAAAGATAATACAGCTCCTGAGAAAGTGCCGCCAGTTGAGAACATCTTATCAAGCGGCTCAGCAATATCAAGTGTGTGCAGATCAGTTACTGCCATAATATTACCCTCCTTGGATAATAGTTAGGTTAATTAGATCGTAACCTTTACACCTGTACGCGTCTGAATCGCGCTAGCTTTACCTGGTTGTTGTCGGTTCGGTGCGGTTGCTCCGCCGCCAAACTTTTCTTTCAGGTTGTCAGCTTCTTTGCGCATATCTTCCTCTGTGCCAGTACCAAGATATTTCTCAGTGCCAGGCTTGAATCCATACTCAGCGGCAATGGTCTTCTGTAGAATTGTCGTCTCTAAATCTTTGTTCTTCGACGTCAAATCGTCAATCTGAGGTTGATATTTTTCTTTAGCGTCTTTCTCAGCCCGCTCAGTGATAGTGTTCGTAAGTTCGTCACGCACTGATTTTTCTACGTCTTCGCGAATCTTTGCCGATTCGTTCTTGACCCAGCGCTCGTGGCGTTCTTTGAACATATCGTCTGTGTTGACTTCTGTAAATTCGCCTGCGTCGTTTTTGGTGTAATATGTCACCCTTTTATTCCCTCCGTCAAAAGTATACGTACCCATATTATAATACATACTTTACAAAATCACAAGCCATAATTATAGTATTTATTTAGTTTTTGAATCGTTCTGTAAATTATCAACGATGCTCGTGATAACTTGATCAATTTCATTACTCGATAATCCTGCATTACGCCATACCGACCGTTGCATCACGATACCTGGCGCCACCTGCGCTACCTTATTTAGACCGTCGCCAAATTTGCTGATATCGGACCGATAAATTGGCAACCATACCGGTAAAATAGCGTCAAGCTTCTGTCGTAAATTGTCGTCTATTTTCGTCACGTTATTCTTGTACATCCACAACGTCATTGCGAAGTGCTTCAGCTGATTACCAATTTCTTTCTGCCACTCAATGATCGCTTCACGTAAGTCATCGCCAACAATCTCCAGCGATTCAGGCGACTGCGGCGCGTTGCTTGACAGCCCCAAATTATTCAACGACAGCTTCGTATCAGCACAAAAATTACGCGCCGACATCAAAAGCGAATCGTTAAACGGTGCCATAGCGTGCTGCGCAAACTGCGCCACTTGCGGTATCTGACCGTTCTCGTTCGACGTAATCTTTAGGATATCGCCTGTCTGAGACTTAATAACGTCAACATCTGTTTCATTATCGACGCCCAGCAAAATATCCACCTTGGTGTTGTAGTGGTACGCCGCAATAATAGCCTGTCGAACTGTACGGCTAGCATCAATCAATGCATCGCGAGACGACCTAACCAATACCGTTCTGCCGAACGGTTGGCGCGTCGTCGCCTTATGCGTCAACATGGTCATCAATGGACGTCCAGTGCGATTATCGTATGAATTCAGAGCCCCGTCCTCACACACTATCGTTTTGTCCCTAAAGAACTGCATATAGCTGTCAGGACCATCAGTGACGCTCGGTGTGCTACTGCGGCGGAACACCGCCACGCCAGACTTCAGATTTTGTGTATACCAATCGTATACGCCTGTCGCCTCCAGCGCAGTAAACGGCATCACCTTGTCGCCCGCCAAAGCCAAAAAGCCGATACCACATACCAGAATGTCTTCTTTAAGGTTGTCAAACGCCTCGCGCACCTTATATTCATCCAGTATCTCATTCAGTCCGATAGTGTCATTCTCAAACCTATCAAACCGCGTTTTGTTTGCGCGCATCTCAACGGCACGCCTACCCCAGCCGACATGCTGCCTAGCGATTGATCGTGCAATTTTACTCGTCTCATAGTCGCTGTAGCTGAATGTACCCTCATAGAACGGATATTTACCAACCGATTTATTAAGCTGTGAATAAACCCATTTCCAGTTATCCAGTATCATCACCTAACTCCCCTCAATAAACCAATCTGCGATTTACCAGATATCTTACTCAAACCCAGCATCTGTAGTTCGCTTTTCTTAAAATATAAGTCGCTAGCAGGATTAGTAAATGTCATGCTTTCTGAATATGGGCTTGCTGACTGTGACCATTGAGTAGCTGGTGGCGCATCCGCAGGCGTCAGCATAGCACGCTTCACGGCTGACAACACTACAAAACTCACCGACTCAGCAAATACTTTACTAGAGTCGTTTTCGATAATTTCATCCAGATCAATATTGTTGTTTTTAGCAATCAGCCGCAACTGAGCAGATGCTGCATGAATAAGCGCCTCAGCTCGCCTTTCCTCGTCAATATCCAAGGCTCGCCATATTTCGGCTAATTTTTCTTTAGTGGTAAAGTCTTTGAGTTCTGCCATAAAAAATGCGAATAAATAGTTTATTTATCCGCATTTGCCGCAAGCGTGGCGTTGTAATGATTATATTATATCACTTTTTCTTGTTTTTGCCAGCATCTTCAGTTTCGACTTCAGTATCAGATTCAATTTCGGAATCTTCTTCATCGCTAGCCGGCTCTGACCCCACTACTTCCCAAGCAGACTCAGCAATAATGGTGCCATCCATCACTTCAATTGTTTCGCCAGATTCTTTGTTACGAATAATCATTATAATATCCTCCTTTGGTTATTTACTATATTATACCATTTTATACACATGTCCACAACAGGATGTCTTAATATATCCGCTGCGCGATGCAATATCTGTCCCACCTAGACGGAGTGTTCTCCTTAATCAACGGTACCGTCGTACCAACGACGTGATACGAGTGTCCTTTGTAATCAAACCATGCGCCATCGACAGTCTCGCTACTCGTCTTCGGGATATGAACCATCACCTCAGGCTTGGCTGCGGTCGGCGTACTCGTCTGCGACACCAAACAATCCTTGATCGTAAAACTCGACAGCGTGCCGTCTTCATTAGGTCTGTTCTTAAATTCAATATCTATGCCGATCATAGTTATCCTTTCTTAAAATTCTTTAGCACACCATTGCGCGAATTATAACCGCTCACCTCAAACACGCAGTCACATTTATGGTGGCGCTTGAAATCATCGCTCGTCGGATTAACATATACTCCAGCTTTTTTCTGACACCACGCGCAGTCTGGCTTGCCGACATTAGCGCGCCGTGTCAATGTCGGGTGTTTTTGCATAGACTTTGCATTCGTAAAAGCTTCGTGCTGCGCCGACGCCAACACCGCATCGCAATACTCTTTTAGCAGCATCGCGGCGGTCTGTCGATTCAGCGCGCTGTTGCGCACGATCTTCACTGCCAGCCGTTCCGCCTGATCAGCCATCTCCGCACTATACCCGCCACTTAACATTGCCGCCGAGCCAAACACCTCGCTTGATAGTGAATACAGCTTGCTATGCAGCTCGCGTCCAGTATGCTTCAGAACATCCGCTACCAACTCTATTTTTTTATCTGGCGAAATACCCTCATGTAAAATAGCCGCTATAGCCTTATTAATATCGCCAGCAACATCCAGCGTTATTTCTGAAAAGTCCACGCTCGTATCCCCTTGATGATATTATCTACGGTAGCTGTAACCTTTTTTGAAAATTCTGGTGTCGGTTCTAAAAACTCAGCGTCATCCATCGCCTTTAGCTCGTCAATTTTCTTGCTTGCCCAAGCAACCGACTTATTATCAGTATCTTCCAGCACCACACCTTTGCGCAGTGCCAGATCAGCCAAATAGTCACGCTGTCCCTCCGTCATAATACCCATATTATACCATCATCTACCCCTTAAATCAATCACCCGCGCACCCGCCAGAAAAACTCGTTTTTTTTCTCGCGTGAAAATAGCCCCACTCACCGCGCTTGGCGCCTCTGGGACCGGGATATACACCCTCCCCGCCACCATAAAATTATATTATGTCAATATTTTTACAAAAGTATCATACTATTTTATAATAAGTTTATGGCACAGCGTAGGAAGTATGCAACAGCTAAAGATCCACGACGACAGTTCCCAAAACTGCGAGAGGATTTGCGCAAAAGAGTTTATGCTATGCAAGATACTTGTGGTATCTGCGGACGTGAGGTCGATAAGACTTTGCCAGCAGGTAGCCCGATGTCACCAGAGCTAGACGAGATCATACCAGTTTCTCGTGGTGGTTCGCCTTATGACATAGATAACCTACAGCTTACTCACAGGATATGCAACAGGCGTAAGGGGGCAAAGATGCCGGGGGATGATTTGCCAGATGATATCAACCCTACGCCAAATTCAAGAGCTTGGTAGAGTGGGGCTTGTTTTAGCAAAAGGAAAAGCGCTCTGACAAACAGAGCGCTATATAACAACGACTGCTAATCACAACAATCGCCCAGCTATAATACTACTTTTTAAGCGACTGCTCAAGCCGGTAGTTTATCTCACCAGTTACACTACGACCGTTTTCAGCGGCAAGCATTACAAGTCGTTCATACACTTGCTGTTTAATTCTGACGTTGTAAACTGGTGCAGGTATCTCAACCTTAGATTTGATAATCTTGCCATTCTTTTTTACAATTTGATTTACTATTGGCATAGCATTTCCTTTCTTTTTAGAGGACCTTAGCGCCAAGCGAGGCGTTAGTTTTATATTAAGTTTATCTTATTCTCTATCTGGTAGGCGATTGCTTCTTGGTCTAACACCTCTTTTAATTCGTTGAGCGTGTTCATCACCTTTGAACGTTCGTCTGACAGATAAAGTATTGCTGTTTGTTCAGTCTCACCCCTCCAACATCCGATGACTGGATATTGTAGAGTGAAAGCTTCGTGATTAGCGTTTACGGTTGATATTATCTTGTCGACCTCAAGTTTTTTAGTCTTGTTATTGCTTCCGATAAAAGCTTTCATTGTGATTAGTTTCATTGTTATATCCTCTAATTGTTAATGTGCCTCGCTTGACTGTCTTAATTATAGCAAAGTTGCTTACACAATGCAAGCGTTTTACATACATTTTATGGACTTTTTTATAAAAATTAAGCAGCTAGACTAACCAATTTAGCGAAGTTTTTGAATCCGTAAGTTTTGCCGTTTTTTAGAGTGATAACGATAGCTTCGTCTTTTAATTCAGCGTTTACAATTTCGTTGCCCCAGATTTTCTTGCCGATAAAATCTTCAGCCTTGATGTTTTCTGTAGCTTTGCGAGCTTCGATGTTTTCTTTTGTGATGAATCGAGCTTCACCAATCAAGCGAGCTGGTGCTTGATGATTGTTAGCGCTACCGATTTTAGTGATAGCTACGCCGTCTGTAGTTAGCTGTTCGTAAGTGCCGTAATAAACTTGCTTTAGTTCGAATAAGTCAGAGTTTACGTTTACAAAGTCTAGAATTTCAGCTTCAGCCTTGCCAGTCATTTGATTTTTGAATTCTTCGTAAGTCATTTTCTTCCTTTCGTTTAGTCGCCAGTTAAGTATTTCTTAACTATCTTTATTATAGCTAACTACTTAGCTAATTGCAAGGGTTTTTATGGAAAAAGTCAGAGATTTTTTGCTGAACCTGTGGAAAACTCTAGGACCGACCGATATTGCCAAGCACTTGCTGCCAGCGATCAGCTCTCATCTTTCTATCATTAGCAGTAACCTGTTTTTTCGGAAATACCTTTTGTCCCCAAAAAGCAAACGTTGCAGCGTCGAGCGGCGCAGTTGATAATTTATCAGTCATACTCTCCCAACCAAAGCCACCATACTTACCAAATGACCGCTCTTTTGTTATACGGACCGTCTGATTCAATAGCGGTTGGTCGTAGTGAGATAATTCGCCTCTGTCAATAGCATCTCTCATAAACTGATGTGCTGCCACCACCTCTTTCATAGTCGGCAGGATGATACGCTTTTTAGGAATGCCAGCCTTTGTAAGCTCCTCAAATAGTATCGGCGCTCCGGTCGCTCCATCAAGTATAATCACTGCTGCTTGCCTCCAACGATCGATCAGCCATTTTGATAGACGATGGAACCCCTCACTCATCGGACGACTCATCACCACCTCAACATGTACACGACCATCTTTTAGTGGCTGCGCAACTACCAGGGACCACGAGCTTCTGTCTGGTGGGAACTTTACAGAATATACAGGCTTAAAGCCGTCATCAAAGTCAGGTTTCTCAGTAGCAAGTTCATCCCAATCTGACTGTTTAATCGCTCGCTTATTATCAATACCATCCCACCAACCAAGCCGCATACGATTAAAATCATCTATTGTCATACTGTCGGCTTCAGTTTGTATCACCTTTTCAAGCAAAAATATATTTAGTGAGGGGTTGGTGTCTAACCAAGCTTCTTTATCATGAACGTCAGTAATCTTTTCAACTCCCCACTCAGTCCAAACACCAGCAGCGCCTTCTAGCTTGTTCCGTCTATTTCTGGCAAACACCTCACCAACAGTTTCAGCCATTGGCGGCGTTCCAGCGTAGATAATCTGAGGATTGCCTGTCTTAGCTGATGCAGTAGTTGGCACCAACGCTGATTGATGTGAATCAAGCATCTCTGCAGCCTCATCACATATCAGATCATCGTTAGTAGACCCCAAACCGCCCATGCGCGTTCGAGTGTAAAAATGATACTCAGCGCCATTCAAAAATTCAATAAACTTATAATTCCTTGGTTTTTTACGAAATCTTGGCGTTAATAAATTGAATATTTCTTGGTGTTCATTCTCATAGAAAAAATCTTGCACACGTTTAATAACAACATCAACCGTATTCTGCTGTTGAGCAGTAAACAGTCCTTTAGCTTTGCGAAAAATAATACCATAGATAATCCGCGCTACAATAATCTCAGTTTTGCCATTTTGGCGAGGTACGCTCAAGCCGCAATCAAGATTGACAAAATTACCGTCCTCATCCTCAGCCAGCCAACGACGCAGTACCAAACGCTGCCATTCAAGCAGTGTCATACCATACTCATCAAGCAGCTCAAATAAAAGCTCAGCTTTTTCAGTATTGCCAGGACTATACAAATCAATCCGCGGTATTTGGTTATTTTTTCGCTTTTTTCGCGGCATTAGAGGTATCCTTAATCACCTTTTTCTTTTTCGTCGCTCCTACAGCCTTAGGCGCGGTTTTAGCCTTTTTAGGTGTAGATTTGGCTGGTTTTTTCGCTTTTTTCGCGGCGTTAGAGGGCGCTGCCGCTTTTGCTAGGACCTTTTCCAGGACCGAACCAGATTTTGGACGGCGGGACCGAATATTCTGCAATTCTTTTCTAAAAATATTGATATTCTGAGACAACCTCGCCACTTCCTGCTGTGAAATGCTTGACGAGGTAAGCTGCTCAACATTTTGGCGAATCAAACTTTCATAGAACTTCTCGTCATCATCACCGATTGCAAGATCCATAATGTCGGTTTCAATCTCTTTGTCGAGCCTGCCCTTATAAAGCTTGTCCATTTTGCCAGGATTATCAAAGATATCAATCCAGCGCATAGCAGCCGCATATCCATCACCGGGAAGTCTCGCTTTTAGTTCTTCTATAGAATCAATCAGTTCGGCAGCAGGTATTTTTCTAAAAAACTCTAACCATTCATCATAGCCATAATTTTCAGTGCCTTCCAAATTCATCACCGCTGCCCTCCAATATAACTTTTATTATTATAACATAAATCAGCTATTCCGCCAGCTCTGTTATAGTCACTTCCACACGAGGATTTTTTCTATCAACGCCGCCAAAACTTATTATCAGGCGGTTAACTATTCCACAGCAATCATCTTCTAAATAACCAGCATCGACTAGCAGGTCTAGTATACTACTTGCCATATTATCGAGATCGTGACGGATTCTGTCTTTATTATAAAAAACCATCATTACTTCTAGGGGACCCTCCCATTTCACGTTTCTAAACTTACAAGCCTTAGAGGAAAGACATATCTCTTTCATGGCTGCCTCGTGCCAATTGTTAAATTTCTCACTGTTGGCAATAAATCTATTACCAGTACGTGAATTTTTCAAAATCCGTTTATTATTCTTCTTACTAGGCACTTGACCTGCGATATCGAAGTTAATATCACGCATCTCTCAAAACTCCATAATGGTTACTTTTGCCAGCTTTGTTATTATCTAGGATCGTCCATACTGGCATCCTGGTGTATCGATTGTCTTGATTGACCAACTCGTCACTCAGAGCTTTAATGCGCCACAGCAAGGCTTCTTCAGCTGGATTTTCTGCTATGATTTTCATTTAGCTTTCCTTAGGTTGTTGATTGTTGGTCGATTATCTTGACCAACAATCTTAATGTCGTTGACGTCTACAAACTCCGCTCCACAAGCGGCGGCTACTTGATGATATTTGTCTTCAAAGGCGCTGTCACCAAGTTCTATGGTTTCAAGTACAGCATCGGTAAACTCATTTGGTACAGACACTAGGATTGCTTTTCGGTTTTCAGTGTTGTCGCCGAGATAAATTAGTTTATTAGGGTAATAGCCATTGTTTGTCATAGCACGTCCTCCGCCTTGATAATCTCTGCATCACCAGCGGAATCTGACTCTGACACATCTCTAACGTCATAGCCCCAAATCTCGTCAAAATCGACATTTACGAGGTTTTGTTCGTCTTGTACGCATCGCTCGGCGACTTGTTTTGCTTGCTCAAGACTGTCGGCTTTAATAAAGAGCTTTCCCATTATGATCTGCTCAATTTCTGCTTCATAAATCATTATCATTTTCTTTCTCTATGTCCATAAATTAGTGGTTTAGTTGACATCGTCTACCGAATTGGGAACAACTGTATAACCATTGTTTGATAATATCTCCTGCATTCTCTCTAGCCGACGGCTCTTAATTATCTCAGCCTCTTCTTCCGTGATAAAGTTCTGACGAAGCTCTAAATCATTAAGCCGTACGTCTTTCTGCCAGTCGGTGACGATGACCTCTCGTGAGATCGTCGGCGTGCTAAATGCGTTATCATCAACACTAACTGAAACTTTAATTGGCACTTCGCCACGCTTAAGGCTTGGTAGTGTTTTAGTCATTCTAACTACTTGATTAGCGTTGACAACTAGATAAATTACATCTTTCATAAATATTCTCCTTGTCTTATCGTTTAACTCAACCGCAGAACTGGTGCTGGCAACCTGTAAGGTCGACAGCGTGGTACGCTAGATAGTTAATTGCTCACACTATCCTCACACCCCGAACACGTTACCAGTATCGGCTATATAAGATGATGATTTGCCGAGTTTTAATTTCCTCACATTCGAGGGAATTAGGTTTCGTAAAGTCACATCACATGCTACGAAGTTTTCTATCAATAAGCAGATACCCCTAAGCTCATGATTAGGTACTTATTTTCAAGATAGCGTCTACCTTTTCCGCCACTTATATAGCCAGTTGACAACACCAATTTGTATATCATTAAGTGAGTTAATTACTTTAAGGTTTGATGTTGCCAGTTGATAGCACGAGGGATGCAACAATTGCGCCTCTACGGCGTTGGTCATTTTGGAACACTCATGCTACCAGTTGAACAGATGATCGGGTGGGCATATAATCATCTGTCCAGTTCTGCGGTTGAATTGTTACTGTTCTAAACCATTTTTCCCAAGTGGGGAAATTGGTTTCAACTGGGTATGATTTGTACCCGTTTACTTACGTTTGCTTATGCGACCGCCCTTTTTGCCAGCACACTTCTTTACAAAGTGAGGACCGTCAATTAGGTCGCAATCGCATTCAATATCTTGCGCAAATCCCTTATAACTTCCGTGGCTTGCAAAAGTAGCTGAGCCGCCCTTTCGTCCGATTTCAGCGTAAAAGTTAGGATTGCTTGCTAGGTTTTTTGCGGCGGCTTTCTTACCACCAATCGTATTGCCGGCCATACTTTACTCCTTTACTCCAAAATAAATCATCCAATCTTCTCGATTTTCTCTTATAGATTTTTCAGCTTCTTCTCTAGTCGCATAGCGTACAGGTTCACCAGCATCACAGTCATCAAGTTCACACACGGCGAGCGTTTCACATCCATGGTCATAATAGACCATCCAGCCGCCTTTTCCACTCTTAAAGTCTGGCTTAAATGTTGAGGTTTGGCGCAGTCTGACTTCTGCTAGTTTGCGGTCAAGAGCTGCTTTACATTCTCCTTCGGTGCGATAGACAAACCCAAAAGCAAGACGTTTATTGTCTGTATAATTGTCATTCCAAATATCTGAACATACACTCCCATGGTCACTAATGTAGAAGTACCAATCGTCATATTTAGGCTTCCAGTGAACACTGTCTGTCGGCTCTTCGATTTCCTCGAACCACTCTGTGAGAATATTTGGAAACTTTTTCAGGGTAGTTTCGTGGTAAATCATTATTATTAAGCCCGTTTCTGTGGTCTTTTGGTTTTCTGGAGTACCAGCAATAAGATTTCCTGTTTTAGAGATATATGCTAACTGTCCAGCTTTGAATGTTGGTAAATCTTTAAGTAGTTTATAACGTTTCATATTTTTCCTTAAAATAGCTCCAGTTGCGTGGCGTAAATTGCACGGCTAGCTAATATCTGATTTATACGATGAATTGTGCGTTCACTTTCGTTTAAGTCGTTTAATGCACCTTCTTTCATCTCTAGTAAATCTGTAGTGCTGACTTCATCTAATGACTGGTAGTCGTCCTCATAATAAGGTTTTACTTCTTTTTCCATTTTTCCTCCTTCATCCATTCTTCGTCTTGCTTAGCTATGTTGTACTCTGAGATAGCTACAAGAATAAGAATAAACATCACAAATAGTATCCAAATTAGTGTGAACATGCTTTTCTCTCAATATCTATAAGCCAATAATCCAAATTAATAATTTAACAGCAGCCGCACCCAGCACCGTGAACACCAATGTCGACAAGATTACTAAAACACCTGCTGCAAGATACCCTAATTTATAAGCAAAATCTTTATCGTTATCCATTTTTAATACACAGTCCTCTCACTTAAGACATAACCCTTATCCAGTACGATTTCTCTAATTTCAGCATGATGTCGTTTATGAGACTTCTTTACTAACCGGGCTGCTCGGCGGTTTTGACAATAAATTCTCCGCATGCGACCTTTATAGTCAAACCACTGAACAAAATAAATATGACGATTAAACAGTTTGCTCTTAAATACGTCTTTGGCGTCAGAAAAAGAATCTTCTGGCTTAAACAGTAGTTTTATTTTTTTCCAGATCATAAACACTTTTGTACTCCTCTCTTTCTTTAAGCCCAATGCGATACAGAATACCTTTTAGCTTCGTCGTACCGGCAAACGAATATCCGCAATCAAAGCCATGCATTTTGTAGTGATAGAAAATTGATTGCAATAGGACCATTTCTTGTAAATCATTCTCGGCTTCGTGTTCGTAGATTGTAGCCCATTTTTTGCCATTACTGTGTATCCCAACGCCAACAATAGCTTTTGCATGTCCCATCAAATCAAATTCGATGACGCGCTGCTCATCTTTTACGATAGTCCTGGCTGACATTCCAGGTACAAGATCGTCTGCCCATATCGTAAATAGATCATCCATTTTACCCCTCCGTTTCTTATAGATATTTGAGATATTTTCCGCTCGTATACACCGACCAAGCTTTGTACCCCTGCCCTCGCCAAACGTGATAGGCACAGGCAATATTTGTAGCCGGATCATGACTATCGCAGTGTTCGCGTCCAGGCAAAATCCTTACCTGAAATAGCGAGACTGAATATCCATACGTTCTTCCGTTTTGTATAAATGTCAGGCTTGTATCA